CCAGGAGTTCGACGGCATCCCGCGCGTCGTCCAGTGGGTTGGCTTTTGCGACTTCGGCCTGGATCGCGTTGTCACGCATCAAGGTCTGAAGCTGCCCCGTCAGGCTGGCATTCGAGTCTTCCAGGCCCTTGATCTTCGACTTGAACTCGGTCTCAGCGACAGTGTACTGCGCCGAGATCTGGCCCTTGAAGGTTTCGAGCTTGGTGTTCGCGATCTGCTCTGCCTGCTTCTCGGGATCGAGAGCTTGCAGTCGTGCCGCCGTTTCGACCGCGGTCTTCGCGGCGTCCGGCGTGATGTCCCCGAAGGCGGTCATGCGTTCGATCGCGGTGCGAGCCGCGGTCACGTCGAGGCCTTCGTAGGGCTGGAGCTGCGCCTTCAGAACGGAAACGTTGTTGCGTTCCGCGCCGAGCGCCGTCTTCAGGCCCTGGACGTTGTCGAGTTCGAAACCATCCGTGGGCGTCACGTTCAGGAAGAACTTCCCGTCCTTCGCAACGTAGTAGCCACGCAGGCTCTCATCGAGCTGGTTGAGATCAGTAACGACTGCTTTGAGCATATCCATCCCGGAAATGCGGGGCATCCCGCCCCTCGTGATAAAAGGCCCGTCAAGCATCCCGCTCGATAGGCCGGTGATATCCCCGAGGGTCTCGGGGAATCAGGGTTGCCAGCGGCGATCGGTCGAGGTCCGTCCCGGATGCTCGGTTGATCGGTGCTGGCGAATTTCAGTGAAGCCCGAACTCTCGGGCGAGAAGCCCGTAGGCTTCCAGGCGCCGCTGCTTGTTGAAGAGCGGCGCGGTAACGATGATCCTTGGGTCGCCCCAGGACTGGGCCAGTTCTTCGATGCGACATTTCACATCGGCTGGCGTGCCGCGCAGGAAGTTGCAGCGGCTGTTGAAGTAATGCATGTGGCTCGGCTGCGTCAGCAGATCTGCCGTCGCCTGCGTCTCGGCGCACACGGCCGGCACCATCACCATGAGGCGGGGCTGCGCGCTGGCGTCTCGGTAGGCCTGGATGGCCTCAAGGCTTTCCTGACCGAAGTAGGCCGTGATCAGACCGAGTCCCATCTCACCGGCTTCCCGGCACCTCTCTTTGCCGGTGGTGACGCGGTAGAGCGGTTGCGAAGGAAAGTGCGGCGAGCCGGCCTTGTAGATGTCCACTATCTCCGCGACCACATCCCGCGTTTTGCGATCGACGTGGTGTTTGGCGATGCCGGGTATCGTGTCAGCCCAGGTGAAGGCGACGTCGATGCGGCCCGGGAACAGGGCTGACAAGTAGAGCGAGCGCTGGAACACCGAGGTCGGGTCCATGGCGCAGAGATTGAAGCCGGCGATGCCGAACCGAAGTTGCGGGACCTGCGCAGCGAACGCCGCGACAAAGAGGTCTGGCGCTGCCGTGAGTGACGGCTCCCGCGCCACACTGTGCGGGAAGAAGACCTGCGAGTAGCCAAGCTGCGAGATCTGGTGGAGGTACCCGGGGTACTCCCGCAAGAACCGAGCGTGGTCCTGTTGGCGTGTGGCTACAGGCTCGAAGGTGGCCAGCTGCATGGTCATGACCTTGATGGCTGACATGGCAGGTCTCGAACCTGCGACACCCTCGTTAACAGCGAGGTGCTCTACCGATCTGAGCTACATGCCAAGAATTGTTCGGCGGCGGCGCGGGCGTGCGGCGCGCTCTTGGGTATCCCTGCTCGTCTTGTGCGGGATGCGAGCTAGGACCGCCGATACTCGCGCTCTACTGGTGTCCCAGGAGCGCGAACCCACGACGCAAAAAAGCCCGTCAGGAATTGGGCTCCTGACGGGCTAAGTTTGAGTGAGGAAAGGGAAGTAGCGGCGCCTTAGGCGGCCTGCTGTAGATCCTGCACGGGCTCGAAGTCCCGCTCGAACGTCTCGGGCTTCTCGAACCCGATCGAATTGTCCGCGTAGAAGACCACGATGTCACCTGCGACGCAGGACTGAGCGCCGAATGGCGTGCCCATCGTGAGGCCGCCCAGGCTGTTGATCTCCAGCTCCCCGGATTGGATCCGGCTCACCAGCCACTGCGGCGGTGTCTCGTCGGCAGTGCGGCCCCAGAGGGGCAGGCGGAAGGCTTGGACGAGGGATTTGCTGAGGAAGAGCTGCACGGTCACTCCATTTGCATTCAAGCAAATCTATACCCACGATATGGGGGTTCTGTCAAGCCCCTCCCCCAGAAAAATGCAAATCAGTGGCGGAAGAAGAGCAGCCAGATGAAAACGAGGGCAAACAGGCCGGGAACCATGCGCCCGAGCAGGAAAGCGAGCCCGATGTTCCGGGTCATGCGGATATCCTCGGCGATCTGCCGCACGCTCTCGTCGGTTGTGGGCGGCGCCAGCCTCTCGGGATGAGGCAAGGCGCCGAACCTTATGGACGGCTCGGCGTCAGGACTTGACGAGTACGGGGCCGGAAGGCCTTTTGCTGCGGCCTCCAAGTTCAGCACTTCCTGCCATTTCTGCAATTTTGCCATCTTTGATCTTCTTTTTGCCCTTAACCGTGAACTTGGGCTCGAAGCAGATCGGGCAGCAATAATACTCGTCACCGACCAGCTGATCGAACAGAACCACGGACCTCGGGATCATCCGTACCAGCTCGCGCACCAGCGTGCCCTGCTTCTTGGAGCAGGGCGCGCAATGATACACTTCAGCCTTCAGTTCCGTGACGATCTCAGCCATCCGTCCCTCTTACCGGCTGCGTTTGCAGTGGTCAATCAGATTTGCTTTTTGGGGCGCGTCTGACCGTTGGGGAAGTCAAACGTCTTCGGGGCGGTCCCGGTTCCGTTTGCAGGGTCGTTGCTGTTTGCAGCGGCCGGGTCCGTCGTCTTGGACGGGTCGGCTGCCGGGTCGGTGGCGTTCGGATCGGTGCCGGCCGCCGTGAGGGCCTGGTCGATCGCAGCGAGAGCGGTCAGCTCGTTCTGCATGTTGAAGTCGTCGCCAAGCAGGTTCCGCTTGTAGACTTCGCGCAGCAGGGTCTCGCGGGAGATGCCGCGCTTCTCGTACAGGGCGACGAGCTGCTTCACCTCCTCGATCCGGTCCTTGGTGTTCGAGAACTCCGTGTTCAGGATGACCTGGGTCTGGCTGTAGTCCTTGCCGGTCCACTGGCCCATGAACTTGATCGCTTTCTCGATCGCGTCCTGGCAGTTGATCGCCATGTCATGGACAACGGAGTGGACCCGGGTCTCCTGGATGTCACGCTCGTTCTGCGGGACGTACTGACGGTGGGTACCCGTGACCGGGTTCAGTGCCATCATGTCCATCTGCATTTCGAGCTTGTCGAGATCCTTGGCGCCGGACTCGATCGCCGTGCCGCGGGGCTCGACGTAGTACCAGCGGCCATTGGCTTCGGGCGCGTAGAGCACCTTGTACGGGCCGATCGCGAACTGCTTCTCGTCTTCCGGGTCGATCTGTACGCCGGAGCAGGCCAGCATGGGGAAACGAGCTGCCGACAGGATCGACCGCTGATCCGAGCTGGAGATCCAGTGCTCGATCTGCTTGTAGGCGAGGTCGATGAAGATCGGACGGGCCAGGTAGTCGGCTTCCTTTTCGCCGGCATACATGGTCACGAAGGGAACCTCGGCCATGTTCGGCAGCGGGGTCTCTTCGACGAAGTCCCAGTTCGAGCCGCCCGATGTCGCCTTCTGCTCCCAGAGCTGGACGATGCCGGACGTCTTGCCCGGGTCGATCTCGATGACGCGGATCTGGTTGTAGAGCACCTCCTTGAAGCCGTCGCGCTCGGCGCGCTGGCTGCGAATGCGGACGTGAACGGTCTTGGTGTCGCCGCCGACGTACATGTCGTAGGCCGCGGCCACGTCGTCGACCTTGAACATCTTCATGAAGGGGCGAGCGCCCGAGGCCTTCTGATCGGCGAGGCTCTTCATGTTGTAGGTGTCCGGATGGTCCACCATCAGGTGGCACATGCCGTCGAGCATCGAGTTGTTGAAGAATTGATGCGCGAAGATGTGCAGGTGGTTGCCTTGCAGATCGATGTCCTGGGTCCACAGATCGAGGTCAGGATCGCCGTTCTGGATCTTGAGCAGCGTCCGGAAGGGCTTGGCGGAAGCCGCATCCACGGCCTCCCTGAGCTTGTTGAGAGCGAAGGTGGAAGCGAGGCGCGCGGCGTAGCGGGTGTCCGACTCCTTCTCGTACTGGGGAAGGAACTCGGCGCCCTTGGCGCGCATCGTCTCGGTGCCGCCGTAGACCGCCCGCAGCATGGCGGTTCGCTGCTGCATCGTCGTCGCAGCGGACGACAACAGACCGGGATTACCCGTCTTGGGGGACGGGGTGTATTTGATTTGAGTGTCGGCCATTTCTGGGTTTGGTCCTGACTTTACCAGTCAAGGATCGCGGCCTTGCGGGGCCCAAGGAGTTCGTTGAAGGCGTCGGACGCTGCGTCCACCTGGTCATCATGGGTGCCAAGCGGGAACATTTCCAACTCATCGGTGAAGCACTCATTCCAGTGCGCCTTCACCATCTTCACGTTGCGACCTTCGCACTGCGCAGCGAACGCTGCGGCGCGGGTCTCCTTCGAGCCTGTGGGGCGGATTGCCTTGATGCGATAGCCGGCGAGCCGGCGGATGAAATTCTGGGCCTGGCCTTTGCCGGCCTGGCCCGGGTCTTGCGGGATGACGATCTGGACCGAGTGTCCGTCGCTGCGCGCGGTGTCGAAGATCTTCTTCTCGACTTCGAGCGACGAGCCGCGGAAGCGGATCACGTTCTCGATGTAGAAGACCCCGTTCATGTCCTTGGACATCAGGACGCCGACCGTGTAGTCGCCATCTGCTGATGCGGCCAAATCCCATGCGCGCACGCGAACGCGGCGGGCCGGCATCTCCCCGGGAGCCTCGAACCACGCGGCGTTGAACATTCCGCCGTCGTCGGCCATCGGCTGCTGCTGATAGAGAGCAGCGAACGAGCGCTCGCCCAGAACGTCCATGCGGTCGGTGAGCGCCGCATAGGAGAACCGGTTCGGCGCCAGTGGCTCGTTGGGCTTGCGCCCGAGAGCGTCACCCGGGACGGTGCCGTCGTCGTTGAGGATCAGCTCTTCGGTGCCGTCCTCGTGCTTGATCTTCTTGGTGTAGGGCAGCGCCGGCAGGTACAGAATGTCCCACGGCAGACCCTTGCCTGACTTCGCCAGGTCAACCAGGCGGCCGGCGATGTCGTCGTAATGCCACCGCGTCAACGTGAGGACGATTGCGGCGTCCTCTTCGAGACGGGTGTAGACGACGTCGCGGTACCAGTCCCACTGGTCCTGACGGAATGAGGCGGAGTTGGCGTCCTTGCGATCCTTGATCGGATCGTCGATCAGGAAGAGGTTGGCGCCCTTACCGGTGGTACCGGTGCCGACGCC